CTGGGCTGATTTAAGTTGGAAGTCTGAGTCATGCCTTATGACTGGCGGTGGTATCGGTATTGACTACAGTGTGTATCGACATGAGGGAGCACCTATTCAGCGTACAGGTGGACAAGCCTCAGGTCCAATACCTAAGATGCAAATGATTAATGAGATTGGCCGTAGAGTTATGCAGGGTGGATCTCGTAGGTCAGCAATCTACGCAAGTCTTAACTGGAAACATCAAGACGTTAATAAGTTCCTTGCATCTAAGGACTGGGGATCAATGCCTGTAGGTAACACAGGTAAGACACTATGGGATATCAAACAGGATGACTTTAACTTTCCTGCTCCTATGGATATGACTAACATCAGTGTCAACTACGATACTGAATGGTTATTAAACTACTATGAAACTGGCAAGGTTGGCAAAGTCTTTCTTGAGAATGTTAAACAAGCAATGAAGACTGCTGAACCTGGCTTTAGCTTTAACTTTTTTGATAAGGAAAACGAGACACTTAGAAATGCCTGCACAGAAGTAACATCCGAGGACGATAGCGATGTATGTAACTTAGGTTCTCTTAACTTTGGTAGAATCGAAAGCCTATCTGAACTGTCTGATCTCGTAGAATTAGCAACAAAATTTTTAATCTGTGGGACACTTAAAGCCCACCTACCATACGAGAAAGTCTATGAGACAAGAGAAAAGAACAGACGATTGGGCCTTGGATTTATGGGTGTACATGAATGGCTCATCAAAAGGAATTATAAGTACGAAGTTACGCCGGAGTTACATGCTTGGCTCTCGGTGTACAAAGGAGTTAGTGATAAGGTTAGCAAGGCATTCGCGGAGAAGCTCTCTGTATCTACCCCTGTGGCTAACCGGGCTATCGCTCCAACTGGGTCTATTGGTATTCTTGCTGGAACAAGTACTGGCGTCGAGCCTATCTTCGCAGTAGCTTACAAGCGCAGGTATCTCAAGGGTAGCAACCGTTGGGTATACCAGTATGTTGTAGACTCAGCAGCACAAGAACTGATTGATCTATACGGAGTTGACCCTGAGAATGTTGAGTCAGCTTTGGACTTAGCTTCTGACTACGAAAGACGTATTAGATTCCAAGCTGATGTTCAGGACTACGTAGACATGAGCATTAGTTCTACAATTAATCTTCCATCTTGGGGTAGTAAACTAAACAATGAGGATACTGTAGCTGACTTCGCTGAGACATTAGCTAAGTACGCAAGTCGTCTTCGAGGTTTCACTTGCTATCCAGATGGTAGCAGGGGTGGACAACCATTGACATCTGTGCCATACACTGAGGCTGTCGAAAAGCTAGGTGAGGAATTTGATGAGCATGTCGAAACCCATGACATCTGTGATATCTCAGGTACAGGAGGAAGCTGCGGTGTCTAACACTTGGGATTCCTATCCAGATCCTGAGAAGAAACCTACGGTTGTAGATGAGGTGAACAAACCGCCTCACTACAATCATGGTTCTATCGAATGTATCGACTACCTGAAAGATAACCTAAGCCAAGAAGCATTCATGGGTTATCTCGAAGGTAACACTAAGAAGTATCTACATCGTTGGAGATATAAGAACAAACGAGTGCAAGACTTAATGAAAGCTGAGTGGTATCTTAATCGACTACGAATTGAAGCTGAAGAAATGGAGAAGTCAAATGGCTAACTTTAGTGTAAACCTAACTGACGATCAGAAAGATGAGATTGTAGTTAATGTACTCTTGAAAGATCTATTCTCATTTGAAGGAAAGATGAAGTATCCTAATCCTGATGATATGGAAATACGAGATGCAATCAAGACACTACTATCTAATTGGTACATGACACCTGAAGCCTACGAAAAGGTAATGGGTCTAACCAAAGAAGAACCTGAAGTAAAAGAATCAGATGAGAAGTTCTACTGGATTGAACCATTGAACGGATGGAAGTGGGGATTTCCTAAGAAGATAAACTACAATAGTTATCTAGGTGACACTCTTGACTGGTTAATCAAAAACGGATATCCAAAGGAAGAGATTGAGAAAATAGGAAAGAACTTCTCTTGGAAAATCTGGAGACAACCTGAAGAAAAGAAGGACTAAAGAAATGAAAAAAGTATTTGGATTAGTTATAGCTGGTGGTCTACTAGCTTCAGTTAGTGTAGGTTATGCAGCAGTCAGTAATGATTGTAGCTACGATGACAATGGTAACTTCCATAGCAATGGACAAGTCTACGCCTACGGTACAATGCAAGATGCAAGAACCTGTGCAGCTAAAGGCTTGCTTCCAGATGTAGTACTTGATAGGTTAGGTATGTTTGGTGATTCAGATCTAGCTGCTGATATCAAACTACTGAATGCCAAGGCTAAAGCTGAAGCTGAAGCTAAGGTTAAGTAACTAAGGACAAGAGGAACGCCAATGACTTGTGAAGTTAAATTAGCTGGGTATACCCAAGCAACTAAAGATATAGATGTAGGTAGTAACCTCACTGATCTTATTGCTTACTATGCTCGTGTGTCTAATCCATCGTCTCAGATGTTAAACCTAAGAAACGACAAGCTAATTAACTATCTTATTAATCACAAGCATTGGTCTCCTTTTGAAATGGTGAACGTATGCCTAGACATAACAACAACCAGAGATATATCTAGGCAGATGCTCAGGCATAGGTCATTTAGTTTTCAGGAGTTTAGTCAGAGATACAGCGTTACCTCAATGGATACTGACAGACGTGAGGCTAGGCTACAAGATGAGACAAACCGTCAGAACAGTATAGAAACTGACGATAATCATTTGAAGTTATTGTGGGAGATGAAGCAGAATCAAATAGCTCATGAAACTAAACATGCATATCAATGGGCTATAGACAAAGGGATTGCCAAGGAACAGGCTAGAGCGGTACTACCTGAGGGATTAACTAAAACTAGGTTGTTTGCTAATGGTAGTCTTAGATCTTGGATACATTACATTGAGCTAAGGACTGACCCATCAACTCAAAAGGAACACCGACAATTAGCAAGAGCATGTGCTTTTGAAATTGCCAAGGTGTTCCCAGATATAATTGAGTTTGTAACGCCTGAGGTTACTTCTTCATTGGCTTCTTCTTAGGCTTAGGCTTACCCTTAGGTTTTGTTGCATTCTTGTATGGCATTGCACCTTTAGCTTTTGAATATGGCATTATGATTTCCTCTTCTTTCTTTTAGTTTTACGTTCAGCACCTTTGACTTTACCCTTGGCGATTGAGGCATAGAAAACTCTTTCGCCTTTTTCTTTACCATAGGTAGCTCTCATTGCACCCATGATCTGTTTGCCTTTTTTAGTTAGTGGCATTACTTTCTAGTCCTTTGCATTACTTTTTAGTTTTTGCATTACTTTTTCTTTTTTGTCTTGGATTTAGATTTACGGAAGGCTTCAGCAGTTGGAGCACCCTTAGATCCTGGCTTACGCATTCTCTCTCCTGAACCCTTCTTGATTCTCTCTCGTTTAGCGTGGATGTTAGCCCACAGTCCTGGTTTCTTAGCCATTACCATTTCACCTTATCAGCCCAGTAAGCAGCAGACATCTTACCTTTTTTAATATTCTTGGCATGTCTAGCTTTAAATGACTTACGTCTGGCTTTCTCTGCGGCAGTCTTAGGGCTTTTACCTGCACCTGACACGCCTTGTTGACCAAACCTAATTATCTTTTCCTTTCCTCCTTCACATGCTTTAACTACATGAGACTTCTTAGGATGGTTAGGTGTACGCTTAGGTTTGTTACACTTCATTTTGGATTTGTCTAGTCTAGCTGCCATATGTAATTACCTCGCGTTCTTAACCATTGATGCACCAAAGTACAGACCAACAATAGCACTAAGCAAATGAGTATCTAATGGAGTTAGCACTAGACCCTTCATAGTCTGCCATGTTGTAGTTTCTGTACCTTCAGTTAGGAATAGAAAACCGGGGTTCCATTGAGTGTAACCTACAGTAACTCCTACGTCAGGCCAGAATACAGCTACTAGCTTAGGCCAAACAATAACAGCAAATACAGCAGACAAAGCTATGATTCGTCTAGTGACTTGAAAGCCTTTGTTCTCATAACGTCTGGCTAGATCTGTAGCTTCTGACTGTGCAGCTAGTCCATCTATTGCTCTTTGAAATGCATCTTGTTTAGACTTAGCACTCTGTCCCCATAGCGTCATAATACCTGAGAGCAGACCTGAGCCTAGCATTGTGATTAGTTCTAACGGTAGTCCACCTAACATTGTAGTTATCCTTATTGATTCAGAGATCTATAGTAGGCTTCTTTAGCTGCTTGCCTAGCTTGAGCTTCTCTTACTCGTCTTTCTGTTGGTGTCTCAGCTAATGCTTTGGATATCTCAGAAACAAACTGTGCATCTGATGTAACTTCAGGTCTTCTTGGAGGAAGAGGAGGAGGAGCTTCAGAAGCATAATAGTCTTCAATACTTCCTATTGTAATATCTCCATCGTCTTCAGGTCTCCAAGCAGGGTTTGCTTTCCATGCAGCTGAGTCCTTACGATAGACTACATCATCTCTACTTCTTTCATCCCAGTTTCTAGCTAAAGAAGGAGCAGCTTGCATTAACCCAAGAGGAACTCCAGGTTTCCAACCCCATCTATTGAGATACTTGAGGTATAAATCGGCTTGTTCTTTAGGATTCATATTTCGTATTTTAGTTACTGTAGTTCCAAGTTCTTTGGCAGCAGTAGGTGTAAATTGAAATAGTCCAGATGCTTTAGTCGATCTGTTCTGTGCTTGAGGATCTCCTTTAGACTCTCCTATTATGATACCTTGAAGTTCATTGGCATTTACACCAGCACTAATTAGGCTTTCATAGGCAGGATTATCTGAAACAACAGCAGGATCTGAGCTAAGTTCTTCTGGTCTACCCTGTCTAGCATAAGACAAAGCTAAGTCTCTTAACTCAGGTGGTAACTCAGCAGCAGCGGCTGGACTACCAAGGAAGAACTCACCTATTCTTTGTAGAATACTACGGTCTTCAGACTCAGGTTCAGCAGCTACAGGAGCAGGAGGAGTTGCACCTTGACCCATCACAGGTTCTTGTACTGGCTCTCCACTAGGTTCAGTGATAGGAGCTAGTATATCTTCAGTTGGATCTGTTAGTTGATCTATACCTTGGTCAATGACTGTGATTGCATCTCTACGTTTAAGAGCCTCAGGAATAGCATTAAGTTTACCAAGTCTTATTACATTGGTAGCATTAGCACCTGAAACTCTAAACCCAGTGTACTTAGCTTCTATTTTATTAAAGTTATCTCTAGCTGCTACAGCAAGATCACCACCATAGAACTCATTTAGGTCAGCGTTGAAAGCAGCTAAGTCTTCCTTTCTTCTGAAGAACTCAGCATCAATCTCGTATCTACCTGTTTGTTCGTTGAAGTTAGCACCTTGTATTCTATTTTCTACAGAACCTAAGTTGGCATTCTGTCTTAGCTTTTCAGTTAGCAAACCACTTCTGACAATAGTCTTAGTCTTCATACCTAAGTCAGCATCTTGAAGTTCTAGAGCCTTAATCGAGCTAATGAACTTAGGATTAGCTACACCTTGTCTTAGAAACTGAGAAGATAGAAACTCATCTGTACCACCACTTAACATTGTAGTACCTAGAGACATAGCCCTTTGAGCAAATGCTTCTCTGTTCTCAGGATTACCCATGCTAGCTGACGAGAATAAAGAAGAGTATGTACCATCAGCTTTCATCTGGTTTACTCGATCAGGAGCAGACATATTGCTGTATTTCTGTGCAATCTCAGGAGGTAGATCATCTTTAGTTACTGCACTGTTAGGTCCAGGAGCAGGTTTACCAGGAGCAAACAAAGATTGTCCAAAGATATTAGCACTAGGAAGTTCGATAACTTTAGCTTTGCTCATAGCCTCAGCTACATCACCGAATCTACCACCTAACTGACTAAGAATAGCTGCATCACCTGACAAAGCACCTAGAACAGCTACAGCCTTCTGTGTAGGTTCTATGCCTTCAGATCTGTTAATCGCATCAGCTAGATATTTAGTCATGCTATCTCGAAGAACATCATTAGAAGAAGCTTTTTCAAGTGCAACAAACATCTTGTCTACTTGATCTAATCTACTGCTGAAGGACTTCCATTGGTCATCGCCAAGATAAGAAGGTCTAGATAGTGTACCAGCTTTTAATTGTGTCCACTGAACTTTAAGATTGGCTATATCTTGAGCTGTAATAGGAACACCATTTTGCTCTCGTTGAACTAATGCACCCATACTTGTAGATAAGAAACTATCTGTAATTGTATTGTAGCCACCTTCAGCCTGAGACCAATTAGTAGTTGCATCAACTTTAGCTCTACCTACAAGAAGAGCAGAAGATTCAACTCTAGCTTTCTCACCTACAGCAAACTCAAGTCTTTCCTCGAATGAAGCGTCAGGAGGAAGAATGGATAGGCTTGCTGTTAGGTTAGCTTGTACTGATTCGTCTTTGAGAAGAGCCTCACGAAATGCAGCTTCATCATCTCTACCGTATGCTTCAAATGATCTACCAGTTTTAGTTTCGTAGACAGCCTTGTAGCTTTTGTCTAGGTCAATACCTGCTGCAGCAAAGTTAGATGCTACGTTACGCTCAGCTAGACGACCAGCCATTTCACCTTGAGAAGACCTAATCTGAGCAACCTTGTCCATCTCTTCTGAGAATAACTTTAGATTAGGATCAGGTCTTCCTGCTCTAGTTTTTGCTGCTTTCTGTTCTTGAGCATACATCTTAAGACCTGTCTCAGCTATACCTAAAGCACCTTCAAGAAATGTAGGAGCAGGCTTGACTGGAGCCACAGGAGACTCGTAGGCAACATTAGCTGAAATCGTAGGGGCAAAAGGACCGGGCATTATTTATTCTCCTCAGGATAAAGAATGTTTTCAGTAGCTCTTAGGCTATAAGTCTTATCTTGTTGTAGTAATCTTTTAGCAATTCTAGGCCATTCAGATTCTAGTCTGTTGGATGCAGCCCTACGAAGAGACACTTGATCTCTATAGGAAAAGCCTGAAGTGGCAATCTTAGCATGTATTTCGTTTAACAATTCATAACCTCTTGGGTCTCCTGCATCGATAAGTCTGAAAGCATTCTCAGCATCTGTGTTAATCTCTTTTCTAAATGCAGATAATTCTCTTTGGCTGTTGAACATCTGACCTTTTCTAGCGTAGAACTCTTGAATTTGTAACGGAGTAAAACCAAAGGCAGCTATAAGAGCCTGAGCAGTATTCATCTCAGGTCCAACAGCAATTCCGTTTTTACTTCTGTATTGACCATTGTTGAATATGCCAATAGCCTTAGCGTAGTTATTCAAAGCTGATGGTTGACGAAGAACATTGATTATATCCTCAGTCAAAGCTACAGTATGTCCATTGATTAGATTATCAGCAGCATTAACGAAAGACTTTACAATGTCTGTAGTTATCTCACCTGAAGGACCAGCTATAGCTTGATAGGTTTCTTCTTCAAATATCTTCTTGTAGGTATCAATGAAAGCACCAATAGGAGCAAGTCTAGGACCAACACTAACAGCACCCTCAGGACCAGCTAGAGCAGTTGACAGAGCATCTATCATACCAAACTTAAGTCCTACATACCAAGCACTACCCGGTTCAACTCCAAGTTTTTCTCCTACATAATCAGCAGCATTACCTAATCCAAATCCTGTGAGACCATACATAGGTCCAAGAATAGCAAATAACCTAGCTCTTTCTGCTGCTGTGAAATTCCTACCTACGAATACAGATTCCATAGCTCTAAGACTATAGGACAACCACTGAGTAGGAACCTTCATAAGACTGGCTTGAGCCTTAGCTCTGTCCAATGTAGTCATATTAAAGGTTAATGCTTGTTCACGTCTAGTTATCCATTCTCTACCTGTGTCAGATAAAGCAGATATTCTAGGAAACTGTTGCTTGAACTCAAGGAATGCTGTGTTAATTGCTGTAAGACGAGACATACGCTCACCAGCCTTAAACGGATAGAGACCAATGTCTAAGCCTCTACCTACAGCATCAGTTAATTGCTCAGCTCTACCTCTAAGTTCATTGTACTTTAGGTTCTCACCTCTCCAACGAGACAGACCCCAGCCAACACCTGTGCCAGCTTCAATAGCATCACCTTCGACTATCGCTCTACCTGATGTTCTGATGTACTCAAGTAGTTCTTCAGCAGTCTCTTCAGTTAAGCCATGATGTTTAGCTAGTCGAGATACACCTTGTTTGTAGGCTACAGGATCTTTAACTGCACCAAGTAAACCTCTCTGAGCAAAGACCATAGCTGCTGCATTTAGTCCATGCTTAGGTGATATAGCCATGATGGTTGTAGCGTGAAGACCTTGCATGACAAACTGAGATAGGTTCATAAATCCAAATGCACTTTGGAAACCTACTCTAAGTAATAGATTAGTAGGATCACCTAAGTTCAGCTTCTTACCTGTCTTTTGGAATACAAACTCAGCTACTTGGCCTCCTAGTCTGTTCATGTATTCAGAGGCTTCATCCTGCATGTTAAGTCTACGAAGAGTAATGTTACGCATCTCACGCATACGACGAGCAAAGGCATCATCACCTGTAATCTCAGCAGTTCTAAACAAAGTCTCGTAGTCTGTCTTGGCTATACCTTGCTGAAACCAAGTTCTACCTGAGTTCTGTACAGCTTTAACCCAACCAACCATAGCGTTCTGAGTGTAGGCTCTATTGGTATATGTAAAGACTGAGTTACCTAGCTGAGCAAAGACAGAGGATACTGGATCTTCATTATATGCTCTACCACCACCGAAGTCCATGAGAACTCTATCTTGTCTCATCATGTCATTCTTAACGTAGTCTTCAGCTTTTACACCAGCAAAGATATCTGGATTGTCTAACTCACCTGAGATAATCTCGTCATTTCTACCTTTAATTGCTATGTCACCTTCGAGTTGATCTCCTGGGTTCTTTACCCAACCTTCAGCATAGATAAACTCATCGAACTCAGCCTTAGTTTCAATGCTCGGATTCCAATCATTGTTGTTCTTAATTACATTGTCGATGTCATCAGCACCTCTTACTACTGCATCTCTAATTACTCTGATTTGCCTAAGGGCTGTATTGGCATCTACCTCAGAGAATGCTGACATAAGTGACTTAAGTCTTTTGCCTTCACCTCCGATAACTAAGAAGTACTTAGCAAATGGATTAGTCCTCGTACCACCTGGGTTGTAGCCCATGACATCTGTAGGATCTACCATACGAGCACTAAGAGGTTCAATTACAAATCTCTCACCTGTGTCTAATGGCTTATCTAGTTTCCATACAGGTATATCCTCAGGTAAATGCTGGGCAATCTCATCTATTGTTCCATAGATTTTACCTTCAGCAGTTCTAACTATATCATCAGCTTTTAATTCTGCTCTTGTTATTTGCTTAGCTGGAACAAAGATATCAGGAGCTACTTCAACTGCTCTGTTATATCCTTTGGCAACATACCTTTGTAGTTCCTTAGTAGCCTTAAGAAGATAGTCAGCCTCTTCTACTGTAGCTAGAGCATGATAAGCTTCTAATTCTTTGTCGGTTGCTTCAGCTTGATTAGGGTGAAGTTCTTTGTATTTCTGTTTGAACTCTTCATCTGTATATCTAACGCGAAGGCTAGAATCAGGTCCGTCTCTTAGTTGAGAATACACAGCTCTAAGCGTATAGTCAGCCTTAGAGTCTAGGGCTTTGATTGCATTTTCGTATGGTCTTACGATTTCTTTGATTGCACCTCTACCTGCCTGACCCATTTGAGCAAGTACAGACAGACGTTCGGCATCTCTAAGTGCAGCACTACCTAACAATGAGTTATTAAACAGCTTGCCTATAGTATTTCTTACTAGGCCACCTGCAACATTAAGTTCAATTCCTACAGCTTCAGGTAATCCAAGAGTATCTACTCGTTCAGTTACCTCAACTACAAAACCCTTAGATAGATCGTCAGAGTCAAACGGAACTACCTTAGCATTTGGTCCTAGTTTCTCAGCTAGTTTATTGACTGAAGGAGTTGGTTTGTATTGTAGATCAATCGCTGGAACACCTTCGCCTACAGTCTCATCGAACTCAGCAAGTCTTTGACCAGCACGAACTTCTGTACCATCTTCAAGTACAGTTACAATTCTACCTGCTTCTCTTACTGCTCTAGTTTGAACTGGAAGGAATGGAGCACCTGTCTTAGCTTTACCGAACCTAAACCTTGCTGTGTAGACACCTAAGCCTTCATCAATTAGATCTACACCAGATTGAAGAACATTAGTTGTTTTCTCTGCGTAGTCATCAGCAACTCTCTGAGCAGCTTCTCTTACTTTATCTTCAGTAACTACTCGACCAAAAGAACCTGATCTCCATAGTCTATCAATCTCTTGTATGATTTTGTTTTGTTGGAACTTAGCTACAAAACCTGAGTTACCCGGTCTTACAGGAGTACCTACAGCATTAAGATCTTGCGCTGGATTACCCATAGTTCCTAATGTCTCAGGATCAGGGCTTCTTCTAAGTACAGTATCAGCAGCAGCTTTACCAGCCTCATCTCCTGCAACTGCTGTAACTCGACCTATAGCTGTAGATGACCTAAGAGATGAACTCAGTTTAGCTGTAGCTTTTCCTACCTTAGCTACTGTAACCAACCCAGGTAGATCAAGAAGAGCTAGAGCCTGAGTAGTTTCTTTCATAGGATCAAAGCCTCTGTTTCTGACTCGATCCTGAAATTCCATAGCTGCAAATAAGTTATTATCTCCGAAGAAACCTTCTTCACCTACTTCAACAGCATAGTCTTCA